CCTGATAAGGAATGCCCACTGGCACTGCTTTAAGAACCTGCTCCAGAGTTGCTCCGGGGGCTGGTACGATGATAGCTACGCCGCCTTCGGTTGTTGAATAAATAACACGTTGATTAATCATAATAGTTCCTTTTGTTTGTTTGGTTAGCGGAAGACGGTTACGTTCATTTCAGATGCGTCATAAGTCCCGCCTCCGGCTGAAGCAGCAGAATAAAAAACAGTAAGTTGCGTTGTGGTTTTTAAAGCCGGTGCGGTGTTACCTGCTGGTTTTATAAAAGAAATAACCGACGAGTTTGTAGGAGCAAAACCAACTGAACCGAGGCTGACAGCGTAATTAGCATCAGATAGTGCAGTAGTAAAGTTAACCGTGTAATCTCCAACACCGTTATCAGTAATACTGCTCACGTTATACCCAGCCCTAATAGCCACCGTACCAGTTCCATTGAAGTTCACCCAAGCCTTTACAGCCTGCTGCCCTGTCTGCATTGATGTGAGGTCGGGGAAGACAATGCCGCTACTCCCACTTATTGTTGTTGTCATTGTTGTTCCTTTGGTTAGCGGAAAATAGCAATGGAAATAACAGAGGAATCTATTGAAGATACGTCGTTGGCAATTGTTGCTACTCTTGCGGTTGTGGTTGTAGAATTGAGACCTGCTCCAAAAGGTGTTGTTAAAAACGCTGCGTTATTTGTAAGAGGTCGTTGACATGTTCCAACAACAATTATATTCGCATCCGGCATAGCCGTACTAAAGTTAACCGTGTAATCCCCCACACCGTTATCAGTGATAGAACTCACATTAAAAGAAGCCCGAACCGCCACAGTTCCTGTGCCGTTGAAGTTCACCCATGCCTTCGCAGTTCCATTAACCACTGTGTCGATGGAGACTGTTGCGTTGCTTTGGGTGCTTAGTGTTGTTGCTTTAATTGTTGACATATAAGCTCCTTAGCGGAAGACGGCTACATCCACCAATGAATAATCCTGATTTACCCGGCTGGTGCCTGATTGGACACCTGTCTGTATTTGCAAAGTTGTTGTGGTTTTTTCAAACAATGAAGTGTCGCCTGTGCTGCCACCCGGGTACGTTTGACTGATATTACCGGCAGAACAGGGAGAACAGTAATCCGCATCCGGCATAGCAGTCGTAAAGTTAACCGTGTAGGCTCCTAGTCCACCATCAGTAATACTACTCACATTCCCACTTGCTCTTATAGCAACAGTACCTTGCCCATTAAAGTTCACCCAAGCCCTACACTTGTAGTTCTCAGAGTTGTCGTCATTGACCCATTTGTCAAACTTAACGTTACCGCTCATACAACCGCCCAGAAAGCACCCGTAGGCACAGTTACAGTGACACCTGTTGCAACAGTTATATCACCAATGCTCATCGCGTTCTTGTTAGTTCCAAGCGTGTAGTCGGCAGTGATTGTGTTATCAGTTTCATAGAAGGCTACGTTAGTGCTGTTACCACCCTTACCAACTCCTGCTGCTCCGTAGATATACCCGTCACCATTTAATGTGATTGCCATTGTTGTTCCTTAAACGATTGTCCAGCGGGAGCCGCTAGGGATTGTTACGCTTACACCGCTATTAACTACAATGGGGCCAGCACTCATGGCGTTGTTACCCGCTGTGATTGCGTAGTCGGCAGTGATTGTGTTAGCCATTTCATACAACCCTTTAGTTGTAGAATTAGAGTCTGTGTTCAGCGTCCCCCAAGTGGCAAGGGTTCCATCGGTGGTTAAGTATTTACCGCCGTTCCCTGCCTGAGAAGGCAAGGCATCCACAGTTCCCCAGCTTGTAGCCGTGCCGTTTGTTGTCAGGAACTTACCACTGTTGCCTGTCTGTGTTGGCGTGTATGAAGCGGCAAGCGTAGCGCTATTAGCTGCATCGGTTGCAGACGTAGAGGCATTGGAAGCGCTTGTAGAAGCTGCCGAGGCACTGGAGGAAGCAGCAGAAGCGCTGGAGGAAGCCGCTGAAGCACTACCAGAGGCTGCGGAAGCACTGGAAGCTGCATTGCCTGCTTGTGTGGTTGCTGTTGCTGCACTGTTAAACGCATCAGATGCGCTGGAGGCTGAAGCTGCTGCGCTGACCGACGAGGCTGCTGCACTGGTGGCTGCGTTGCCTGCCTGCGTAGTTGCAAGGGCAACCTGCGCTGCTCCGTTGGTGGTTGCAAGCCCTGCTTGGGTGGTTGCTGTGGTGGCTGCTGTGCTTGCGGTGGCTTCAGAGGCTGCTGCTGCGTTCTGGCTGGCTAAGGCGGCTGCTGCACTGGCTGCGCTTGCTGAGGCGCTTGTAGAGGCTCCTGAAGCGCTTGTTACTGCATTGCTTGCCTGTGTGGAAGCTGTTAGAGCGCTGTCGGAGGCTCCGGAGGCACTCACGCTGGCTGCGAGGGCACTGGAGGCTGCGTTGCCTGCTGAAACACCTGCTGCATCTGCTGAAGCACCGGCTAAACCTGCATACGAGGCTGCTTCGTCGGTGAGCGCCGTTAGAGCACTAATCTCAGAGTCTGTGGTGGCGTTACCACCTCCACCGGGGCCGCGATAGATTGTCATTCTTTTACTTTCTTAGGCTTAGGGATGGAAGGCTTTACAGAGAGGTTTTCTTGTTCTTCATACTCGCTGTGCTTACGCATGTCTTCAATTGTTTGCTCATCTGTCCATTCGTATAAACACCCAGTGTGCTTGCATTTAAATATAGCCATGTTGTTTCCTTTTTAGAAAGCTCATTAGAATCCTCTAAAAAGGAAGCCCCGAAGGGCTCCCATTTAACCTAATCAGGCAGGAACAGCCAATGCAACAGCAGAGCCGTCACGCAGTTCTTTGACGCCGTACAGGGTGTCAGCAGTAAACAGAGTACCGAGGTATTCCTGTTTGTACTGAGTCTGTGAACGCACACCCATTTGCTCAACAAACACTGCGAAGTCTTTATGACCCATCAGTGCAACACGAGCAGCGGTAGTACCAGTGGTCGTATCGGCGTTGTTGGTGACAAACACTGGGATGCCGTAGACATTACCAATTTCACCGTTACGGATGGTGTTGGACGAACCAACATCACCAACAAAGGCTTGTTCAGTAAAGCGGGCAATACCCATCAGCGTGTTACGGCTAGAAGGTGGAACCATCAAGAAACGACCGTCCATTGGAACATCGTTGTCATCCAAGCGCTGAATGGAGCGGCGAATAGCGGCATCAGTGAGAGCACCGAGGCCAGTGTTTGCACCGGCAACATAAGCGGTTGTACCGTCAGCGCCAGAGAAAGCACCGGAGTAAGCAGCCGTACCTGTACCGCCTTGAACACCACGACCCAGCTGGATCAGCGAGTTGTCCACTTGACGAGCAAGGGCGTAGCCAGCATCTTCAGTGTAGAAGTTGCGGAGCGAGGCCAGAGCCTGTGCTTCGACAATATCTTCAATCAAGCGGCTATACTCGTAGTGCTGGTCGATGGTGACAACAACTTCAGTAGCCGTGCCTGCAACCAAGGTGACTTGGGCAGAAGCAGCTTTAACCGAAGCACTGCCGCGAACAGGGGCTGGAATGTGAACGCTATCACCCTTCTTACCCTTAAAGCTCATTTTCTTAATGAGGTTTGCCAGCACAAGATTCTTCTTGTAGGTGGCGATGATTTCATCAGACCAAATTTCTGGTATAAAGGTTGCGCCAGTCGTGGTGGTGATGTGATTTGTACCGAGAGCCATTTGTAAATTTCCTTTAGCGCATTAGCGCGTATTATTTAACCCGCCCATCCGCATAAGCCTGACGAATTTCAGGCTCAAGCGCTTCATATCGTGATGGGTCTGTCATCCTAAGCCGGATAAGGTCGGCACGACGATAAATCTTCCGCGAAGACTCACCAGTTCCGCTTGTGTCAACCATTGCAGCTTTCATGTTCTGTTTAAGAACTTCAGCCCCGTCGGAGCGCGCTTGTGTTGTTTTGACACCACGAATCTGTTTGAACGTAGATAGCAACTCATCAGCAGAGTCGAAGTCAAAGGAGGTGTCGGCAGCAGTGTACATCTGCATGCGAAGCTTGCTTCCCTTAACCCAATCAATAAACTCAGGGTCTTGCACAACTTCTGAAAAGTCTGGATGCTTCTTTTGGAGAGCACCTTGGCTTTGCATTTGTTTGAACTGTGCCGCAGCCTGTTTGGCCGCTAAGACATCTGGGTGTTTATCCACTGCGTTGCGAACTGCATTCTTTGGGTCTTCAAAGAAATCAATTTCATCTTCAACTTGAGTAGGTGTATTTGTTTTGGAGAGTTGTTGTTTGAGTAGCTCATCTGCCAGTTTGCGAACTTCACCTACCTCTTGGGCTTGGCGACCAATAAGCTTTTCAGCCTCTTGGTGCATATTCATAATGTCTTCCAGACTCTTACCCTCATATTTAGAGGGAATCTTGGGACGCTCAGGAACTGCTTCTGGGGCTTCTTTACGCTCCATGTTCTCCACTGCATCAAACTCACTACCGCCCATCTCTTCGTCATCAAATAATGCCATACCGTCCTTTCATCCTGCCCGTGAGGGTTTTAGGATATTTAAAAATGAACTCCGAAAGGTTACTCTTGCGAGGCTTTCTTCTGTTCTTGTTTGAGCCTTTCAGCCCGATCTTTTACCCACTTGTCCGCTGCTCCGGGAAAGGAACCTGTTATGCCCTCCAACTTGATACGCGGGGTGGATAAGATTCTGAGAGCAGGGGAACCACACTCTTTGCAGGGGGTAGTTCGGTGGCTCTCATCAATCAACTGCTCTGTTACATGCTCGGCAGCACATTTGAATTCATACATGCGCTTCATTCGGAAGCCTCCTGTAAGCTCTCATATGCTGTTTCACACGCTTCTTTGCGGGATAAAATCAGGTTAAGAATGTCTAGTTGTCCTTGTCGATGAAATAAGGAGTGTGCATCTTGGACTGTTGACAGTTCATTAACCGTGGTTTTAATCTTTGCGAGGTCTTCCAGCAACATTGCCCACCCTTGGGTTGCCATCATGGAAAACGTCTCGTCGTAATACTTCTGTAAGTCAGGAGCCATTGGCTTTATCCTTCTGTTGTTTTAATACAACCATTGTAGCAGAAATACCACACTTTGTCAAGCTATTTGTAGCCTAAATGCTGGAACTGTGACAGTGCCTGCTGTTGTTCCGGATAAATCAGTTGATCGAAGAGATATGTCTGAATCGCCCCAGATGTAATACCTAAGTTTTGTATTTAACGGATAGTAGTTATTACTGCTAATAACCACTTCAGTTTCAACCTGATTAGCCAATGTCAAGTTTCTTGCAGAATACCTGTCAATTACCCATCCATCTCCTTTATCCACTTCTGTATAGAAATAGATGTTTTTGTTAGCAGCAGGAGGAATGGCATTGAAAACAATAGATAAGGCATAGTCACTACTAACGGTGGTGGTTAGGATTCCTGTTAAAGGGTCATAACCAAACCCGTCGTTATAGGCAACAACACTTGGTTTAAATACTGTAGGTGTTAAGGGCAGGACAACCAAAGAACCTGTTTCCAGAAGCTCCAATGAAGGAAACCATTGCTTTTTATCAACACGCACATATATGCGCCCTTCTGTTAAACTACTAATAATAACCGTAGCTACTTCTACAACATAGTTAGGCTGAAGGGGCCTAATCGCAGTAAACCCTCCGGGAACGATATCTGATAAGTACAAAACAGTACCGGGAGGGTAGGCAGCTGTATTAAGACCGCCAACCTTTCCAGCACTACAAATATACCCATAACTTCCTGCCTCAATAACAGACGTGGCTAGTCCTATAATAGATTGAGAAGCCACAAATGTTGTAGCACTAGCTAGAGATATTGTGGGGTAGTTACCAAACGTCCCTGTGATATATGCACAAGCTCCATTGGGAATTTCATTAGGGCCGTTGTTATAAACCCGTACAATTAACTCTTTCCCAATATCCACTGAAACCTCAGAATCCTCATTATAGTAAATAAGAGCGTGTTCAGTGTTGTCGTAGAAGAGCATGCCTTCAAGATGAGGGGGATTATCGAGGGTGGTATTAAATTCAATCCTATCCCACGCATTCCCATGAGTTTGCTTCAAAGAAACCAGTGTTTTAGCCTCTGAAGGCGTAATAACTCCACAGTCAATCACATTCCCGTCAGAGAGGGTAAGAACAAGGCTGTTGTCTAAGTCAATGCTTGCATCAACCACTGAAACTCCCTTCTTGCCCTCATCTCCTTTGTCTCCCTTCAAACCGTCTTTTCCTTTGGCTCCTGCGTCCCCTTTAGCACCTTGCTTACCAGCATCCCCAGAAAGCCCCCTAGGGCCTTCATCGCCCTTTAAAGGCATGGGGATAGCGGCAAGCGCCGTAACACGCTCACGGAGGGTTTTAAGCTCCGTTGCGAGGATTAGGGCTTTATCCACCTAAAGCATCCTTAAATGCGGCGTCGCTTCCTTGCTTATTCTGCATTTGCATGGTGGTGATACGCTCATTACGCACGTTGTCATCCTCCTTGATGTTCAAATCACGCTCTTTAAGCATAAGTTCAGTCATCCGAGCGCGGCGTTCAAAGTCTTTGCTCTCGTCGTCCTCATTTAAGTTGGTAGAAAGCGCTGCGGTAAGCTTTGCTTGTGCCAACTGAGGGGCCAACTGAGTTTCAACTTGGATTTGCTGCGATTCGGCTGCTTTCTTCTGCGCCGCTGCTTGCAAGTCCTGCACCTGAGCCTGAATAAGAGCCATCTGAGCCTGCTGAGCCTGCTGAGCAGCTTCTTGCTTCTGTTTCTCTTCTTCTGGGTTTGGTTGGCTCATCTTCTCAAGAGCTGTCATCAACTCACCTCGATTACTCAAGGAACTATTAGCCAAAATACCCTTCAAAATGATAGGCAAGACAGGGGTGTTAGGGCCAAGGGTTTGCAACAAGCCAATCATTTGCTGTTGTTCAAACTCACGAGCCAAGATGCCCAAGGTTGCTGTAGGGACAAACGTCATATCCACCGAAGGATAGCGCTCTGGGTCAAACTGCATATAACGGTAGGCGGCTTTATTGATAAAAGGAATCATAAAGTCCTCTTGGAAGTTAACCAAGGTTCGTTTATACTTCTTAATAATACCTGCCATAGCCATAGACATACCTTGGCCGCTGGCGTCACGCTGCGTAGCCGAAGGAAGACCTGCTGAGTCAACCGTGCCTGTTGCCTGCAACAACATACGCTCAAAGTTCTGAGCAGCTGCTGGTGCGTCTACATTAGTTTGACCAAAGTGGAACGGATAGATGATTTCTGAAGGTGCTCCGTTGGTGAGGATGGCCTTACCCGGCTTAACCTCAAACTTAGCGCCCCGTGGAAGCCGTGTAGCATCCATAGCAATCATAGGAGCCGTTGTAAGGGCCAAGGAGTCCATGTGAGCACGTAGCTGACCGTCAATGGCCTTCTGCATGTTGTACGCCTTCTCAACCGTTCCACGGCCATAGAAGCGTCCCGGCACTGTGTCGTCCTGATAGGCGACAATAGGGCGATCCTTCATCATGTACGGGCTTTCTTCAGCCTTCAACAAGATGTTCTCATTGGCAATCACAATAATGGCCTCAACCATATCGCTGTAGTCGTCTGCTAGGCTGTCTTCTGGAAACAGTTCAACTTCGCTTGTGCCTTCCTCGCCGTTCATGGCAGTCAAATACTCACGGGGGATGAGGCCGTAGTAGGTGAGCAGCTTAACCTTGTCATCGTCGTAGTTACGAATCTCTTGGGTGGCTTCCAGCGTTTCGTCTGTAGGAGAGATGACGATGTTACGCTTCATGTACACACCCTTCTCCATGTTTGCCACAACACGGTGAATAGACACATACTTCTCTACAGCGCAGCCCATAGCTTCTTCAATGGTGTCGGCGTTGGGGTCAATAAGGAAGTTCTTTGGGTTGATTGGTTTAATCTTGACAAAGAAGCGTTCGCTTTCCTGCACACCAATGGCGGCTACGCCCTGTGAACCGGGCATGGCCTGCGTAGCGGGCTTATACTCCGTAGCAGTGCCAATAATAACTTCACCAATACCAGTGCCGTAGATTTCAGCCATCAACTCAATGTGGTCAATGCTCTTCTTAATCTTATCCCGCTTGAAGTCTTCCATCAGCATGGCTTTAATAGCCTGCACATCCATCGGGTTGCCGTCTACGTCCTTGATGTCATCCTGAATGTCGAAGAACTCGCCTTGGCCGAAGATGGCTTCAATAATCTCAGCGTGGCGTGTTTCCACTGCCTGCTGCGTTGCTGGGCTAATGATGCGGCTGCGTTCGCTGTCACGGGTCTTGTCTTCAGAGGCCCACTGACCACGGAAGATACGCTCGTATTCCTCCCACAGGTGCATGAAGTTACTGTCCCGGTAGTCGCGCCACCGCTCTGTATGGTCAACAACCCAAGAGACTAAGTCCTTCTCTTCTGATGTGGATTCTTCAAAGTCTTCTCGTTTATCTTTAGCCAT